TAAACAACGCAACGTTTTCCTACACGTCAGGATACCTGCAAAAACAAATTTAACAACGTCGTGCATTTTCGCGGATTTCCGTATATCCCGTCTGCTGACACGGTGGTTTAAGAGGATTTAAGATGGCATTCAAACCCGCAAACAAAACCATAGAAGAATTTGAAGACTACGAAGGCTTCGTTCAGAAATTCCAAACCCGAAAAAAAACGACCGATGATTGCTATACACCGCCCGCCATTTACGAGGCGGTGTTATCTTTTGTAAGGGAAGATGTAGGCATTCCGAGCCATCTTGAGATTGCCCGCCCATTTTACCCGGGCGGCGATTACGAGTCTTACGACTACACGGGAAAGGTCGTCATCGATAACCCGCCGTTCTCTATTTTGACGAAAATCGTAAAATTTTATCAAGGGCGGGGAATCCCGTTCTTTCTGTTCGCACCGAAACTAACCTGCCTGTCAGGAGTAAAGAGTCGAATGGAGAACTATACGGCTGTATTTTTAGCGGCAAGCAATAGCACGCTGGCTTATGAAAACGGCGCAAAGGTCTCAACCGCATTTGTAACCAATATGCTGGGAGATTTGAAAGTATGGGTGTCTGAATCGTTGGCGGAGAAAATTAAAGCCGCCATTGCTTCCAACGGGAAGATTATCCCTAAGTATTCTTACCCTGACGAAGTATTTAGGGCGACAGATTCGGAATTGTGCGCGGAGCTTAAAATAGACCGCGCCGATACGCTGCCCGTCGACGCTTTAGATTGCCAGAAACCACATAAAAAAGAAGTGTTCGGCAAGGGTTTATTGCTGACCAGTAAGGCAGTGAAAGCGGTGAAAGCGGCAAAAGCGGCAAAAGCGGCAAAGAATGCAGATGTTACTCAGTGGACGCTTTCCGAGCGTGAAAAATCCATGATTGCCGAACGTGAAAAGGCAAACAGTGAAAAGGTCGTCTGAAATGGATTTAAGAGAACAAATTGTCGAAGAGGCGCGGTCATGGCTTGGTACGCCCTATCATCATTTCGCAATGGTCAAGGGCGCAGGCGTGGATTGCGCTATGTTGCTCGCGGGGGTTTATGGAGCGGTCGGTATCGTCCCTGATGACTTCACGCCGCCAAAATATTCCCGCGACTGGCACCTGCACCGCGACACAGAGCGGTATTTGGAGGTCATCGCCAAGTTTTGCAAAGAGACGGACGCCCCGAAGCCCGGCGACATCGCCATGTGGAAATTTGGGCGCACGTTCAGCCATTCCGCCATCTTAGTCGGCGACGGCAAAATTATTCATAGCTACATCGGGCGCGGTGTGGTTTTGGATGACATCAATCAGCCCGAACTTTATGGGCGCGAAGTGAAATTTTTTACACTGGAGGCATTTAATGAACATTGAAGTATCAGCCTACGGACTTGGCTGCGGTAGCGGTGGTGGCGGCGGCGGCGGGGGGTATGACGACACTGAAATTAAAAAAGAACTGGAAGCCGTCAAGAAGCAACTTTCTGACCTGCCAAAAGGCGGTGGTGCAACATACGACGACAGCGACTTGCGAAAACAGCTTGCCGCCGCCGTAGCGCGTATCGATGAAATTGCCGACACCCGCAAAGAGTATCAGGCGGCGTATGTCCCAAAACAAGATTTTTTGATTGGCTTGGATAATTCCAGATTTGTAACGATCAAATTTAAGAAGCCGTTTTCAAAAATCCCATTTGTCAAGGTTACGCTTGATATAAAAACAAATGCCATGCGATTGACTTATACTGCAAATGCGACAGAAACAGGCTTTGACATTGCAACAAACTACGTCGGGGATTTGCATGGTTTGTGGTATGAGGCACATTTAGTAGATTAATTTTTTAGAGGTGTTCTATGGGCGGCAAGTCGTCAACCATCACATCAGCAGAAGAACGGATTTTATCGTTACAGGTACAGCAGTCGTCGCAAGGGCTTACCCTGCCTGTCATCTACGGCAGAACCCGTGTAGCCGGGAACCTGATTTGGTACGGCGACTTTGTTACCATAGAAAACAAAACCACGACGCGGCAGGGCGGTAAAGGCGGCGGCGGTGTAACGCAGGAAGACATCAAGTACACCTACGAAGCCGCCGTCATGCTGGCATTGTGCGAGGGCGAGATTAGCGGCGTCGGTCGTATTTGGCGTGATAAGGAAAAGTTCGACTCGCTGGCACAATTGCGCCTAACGCTTATGCGCGGCGACGACGAACAGCCGTTGTGGACGCATTTGGCGCAGGCAAAGCACCAAAACCAAGCCTTAAACTATTCAGGTACCGCCTACCTATGCAGCCCAAACTACGAACTGACGAAATCCGCGCAGATTTATCAGCATAATTTCGAAGTTATCGGCAAGCTGGGATATTCGGGCAATATTCCTGACGCAAACCCGCGCGATATTATCCGAGACCTGCTGACAAACCAACGCTACGGCTGCGGATTCCCCGCCGACAGCATCGGCGACACCGACCGATACAGCAACTATTGCCGCGCGGTCGGTATTTTTCTAAGCCCTGCCTACACGGAGCAAGGCGAAGCGCAACGGAACATTTCCGAGCTATTGGAACAGACCAATAGTGCGGCGGTGTTTTCGCAAGGTCGTCTGAAAATCGTCCCCTACGGCGACGGTAGTTATTCGGGTAACGGCGCGGCATATGTTGCCGATAACAAGGCACTATACGACCTGACAGACGACGATTTTATCGTTTCAGGCGCGGAAGACCCTGTAAGCGTCGAGCGTAAAACCAATGCCGACGCGTTTAACCAAGTCCAAGTCGAGTACCTCGACCGCGACAACGACTACAACGTCGCCATCGCCGAAGTGAAAGACCAAGCGAACATCGAGCAGTACGGATTGCGCCCGAAAGAAGCCGTTAAGATGCACGGTATCTGTAACGGCAAGGTAGCGCAAAAAGTAGCACAACAACTCTTGCAACGCGCCCTGTACGTCCGCAACGAATATGAGTTTAAGTTGGGCTGGAAATACTGCCTGCTTGAACCGATGGATATTGTAACCCTGACTGACGCAGGGCTTGGCTTGAATAAAACCCCCGTCCGAATCACGGAAATTGAAGAGGATGAAGAGGGGGTTTTATCCGTCAAGGCAGAAGACTACCCTGTCGGCGTTTACACAACGTCAGAATACCCGACGCAGCCGTCTTTGGGCTATTCGGCAGACTACAATGTTTCGCCGGGTAATGCCCATGCGCCCGTTATCTTTGAAGCCCCGTTACAACTGACAGGCGGCGAGCCGCAAATTTGGATGGCGACGGCTGGCGGCGATATGTGGGGGGGTGCTGAAGTGTGGGTGTCAACCGACGGCGACAGCTATACCCGCGTCGGCGCAGTCAATCACAAAGCGCGTTTCGGCTCTTTGACTGCTGCTTTGCCGAATGGTGCGGTTTTCGACCGTACCAACACTCTGAGCGTGGAAATATCCGCAGGTCAAATGACAGGCGGTACGGAGCAGGACAGCCGCGATTTACTGACATTGTGCTACGTTGACGGCGAGTTTTTGGCATACGCAAACGCAGAACTTAAAGGCGTGGGTCGTTATACGCTGGGCAACCTGACGCGCGGTGCGTATGGTTCTGCTATCGACAGCCATGCGGCGGGCAGCCAGTTCGCACGCATTGATGAAGCATTGTTCAAATACGCCGTCCCGCGCAATTGGATTGGTCGGACGGTTTGGGTCAAACTGGTTTCATACAATGTTTTCAGCGGCGGTATTCAAGATTTGGCAGAAGTGCCGGCGTATTCCTACACCATCAAGGGCGCACCGCTCGGACAGATTCAAAACCTGCGCCTGACATCATCGTGGGCATACGGCAAAGAAGCCGTTATCGCTTGGGATAAATTGGACGGCGCAGACACCTACGACGTGGAAATCTACGCAGGCAACAGCCAACGCCGTTTGCGTGCAGTTGATGGCATCGTTGACAACAGCTACACCTACACGCAGGCGGATATGAGAGCCGACGGCGGTCAGGTACGAGATATTGTTTTCAAGGTTCGCGGGCGTGCCGTTACAGGTAAAACAGGCAACTGGGCGCAAATCGCGGCGCAAAATCCGCAACTGCAAGCATTGCAGGGCATTTCCGTTGACAGCGGTTTGAAACAGGCGTTTTTTACCTGCCAAAAACCTGCTGAAGAGGACTTTGCAGGGATTATCGTTTGGGTTTCTGAAAACGCAGCCGTACCGACCACAGACGCAAACAAGGTCTATGACGGCGCGGAAACGTTTGTAACCATTGCAAAATGCAACGGCAGCCCGCTGGAGAAAGGAAAGACCTATCATCTACGCGCGGCAGGCTATGACAGTTTCGGTAAAGACGGTCTGAAAATCAGCAACAGCGTGTCGTTTACCGTTTACGATGTTTCAACAAACGACCTATCAGAAAGCAATCTGAACAAGGCTTTGCGCGACAAAATCGCCCTGATAGACGGCAACGGCGCAGGAAGTGTAAACGCACGAATCGCAGCCGAAGCACAGGCACGGGCAGCGGTCGCCCGCACGGCAGAAGACGCAAAAGCCGCAGCGAAGAAAGCCGCAGACGACCTAACTACAAAAGCCGCTGAACTTGGAAACAAGGTAGCGGCAGTCGAGCGAGTGAATAACGAGCAGGCGCAGCAAATCAGAACGGTTACAGCAGCACAAGGCACAACCGCCGCAGGCTTGGAGGCTGAAAAGAAAGCACGGGCAGACGGCGACCGG